AGCACACGATATGACCAACCACCCACATCAAAAGAGTCATCAATTACGTTCTTCATATCAATTGCTTCACCACCTTTTCGAAGGTTAGCCACATCGACATTCGTTAATTGTCCGATACCCACTACGTAGATCCACGTAGTAAAATAATGTCTGTAACTAGTGTGAGTCTTTCTATGTTGCAATCTAAGAATAGGTACAGGGGTGACGTTCTTATACCCGTATATAACAGGCAAAGAAGGAGGTTTAACATCTTGCGTAATGACACCACTCGGATTGCTTATGTATCGAGTCTTTTGTTCGTCTGTAAATACAGTACTGGCCCAATTCATTATTAAATCGTTCGGTTGTCTTTGTTGGTGACTTGAGTTTAATACGTACCAACCATTATCAGTTTCTAGGTCACCTAATGAAGAATCAATTGTTAAGGTAATGAACCGGTCATTTAAACCGCCCTCAATAGAATGCGATATACCCCAAGCAGTTCTTATAGGTATGGCATAATCTTCAAACACAACACCTTCAACAACGATTACTCTCAGTATTTCAGTTGGTTTGTTTATATATCTTTCTGCTCTAATACCGTCAATAAGATTTATATCAGTTACACCGAACGAAATATCTACTTTATCTGAACCGGTTTCGGCTTTTCTGCTTATACCGTCAAGCTCTGTTAAGTGATTGTTAGGTGTGTATGTATCACCGTCATAAATTAAAGTGTTCCTATGGTCACTATAATAAAGGATAAAATCTACACCTAAACCGTAAGCGTCACCTAAATTTACTTTTACCAGGTTTGCATATTCAAAATTATCTGATTCTAAGATTGCTACTATTGATGCTGGTGCATTGTTCAAAATGATAAATCCTCTACAGCGTTTAGTACCAGTTTCATGTCTTGGTTTTCCGATGCTTCAGTAGACACTTCTATGACACTATCAGAAATTAATGTCCATGCTACACCATTAACGGTGATCTCTTCACCTTGAACCACAGCTTTCTGTAATTGACTACTTAATCTAATAACACTAGTTCCATTTTTTAATTCAGTAGAACCAACAATCTCATACACTTTTGTATGGTTGGCAAAGGTAAAAATATCGCCTGACTTCATTTGCCAAGTACCTTCAGATGTAAGTGCTATTTCACGTAAACCTTTCGCATAATTGTTATTTGAAGTAATCCCTTCCTCTGGTTCAGTACCACGACTAAAACCTAAGCGTGGATGTATGAAAGTCAGCTTTGCGTCATACGCATCTGATAATCTTGCTTTTATATCCCTACCTTGATCCATTGGCATATCGATTGTGACTAACTCTATTTCGTATCGATGATGACCTTTACCACGTTTTTTACGTCTTAGTGATAAAGTATCAAGAACAAATTGGGTACGATTTTCAGTTAGTGAAAACTCAGCCCATGGGTAGTCGCTTATGTCATACATTATAAATTCCTCTTCTGGGATTGGTGTATAACCAGATGATACAATTAAAGGTCTACTTACCTTTGTCAAGTTAGCTACGTTGTCAAACACATAGTAGTCAATATAAAACAAACCGACAACATTTGTAGCAGGTATCACACTCCAAACTCGATACGTTATGTCACCATCAACATTATCCGATGCAGAGTAACCTTGTTCTTCATACAGTGTCCCGACAAGGACTACAGCATTACCACCAATTAATGTTAGTACAGGAGGTGTAACATCAGTAAAGTTTGTTCTCCAAGCACCTGATAAACCCCATACATTATTCATTAGTTGACAACCTGATTACTTATTGTAGCCCAACTTCCCGTATGTTCGCCGTTAATACATCTACATCTAAAGTCATAAGTGTCAGGTGACAAATCAAATGTCCTTCTTCTGTTACCCACGAACCCTGGTAGATCAACCAATGGTAAGTCTAAAGTTTGCCACGTGCTTGCGTTAGACAGTTTATGTTCAAATTCCATGTGAGTCATTGCTACTTTTGCTTTAGGATCTATTTTAGGTACGGTTCTTAAAACATTACATTGTCTAATTACTGAGGTTTCATTGCAATCACCTGACAAAGCGCCTTCTGTACTTATAGCTTGAACAGGTGGGTCTATGTTCATAAAATCACTTAACTGTAAAGAAGATGTAGAACGAACGTTATCTACATATAAATTCCAAAGTGTAAGCCTTTCTTCAACTGTAGCAAAAAACAAAGCAGCTTGTGTCTCACCATGTCTATTTATTTCTGAGTTTGTCAATACGTGATGTGCTTGTGAATGATTACGAAAACCACGATGACCACCAAATATTTGGCCGTGATTAAAGAATGTGTCTGTTTTACCATCAACACCAGCATCAGATATATTTTTAATGTCACCGCCAACCATAAAGGCATTCCCTAAATATGATTTAGATGTGTCAAAACCCCTATTTAATAAAATACCATCAGAGTTAGTAGTACCGTAGTTATCAGGCATAGGAGGTATAAACAAATCAAAGTCAAAATAGTACATTCTTAAATCGTCAACTTGTGGTCCTGATCTGTTTGCATTAGCAAACAATGATTGATATTGATCATTGCTGGGATCATCTAATTCTCGTAAGAAGTTTGAAACGATAAGTCTACTTATTCTACCTTCAAAATTGTTAGCTACATATTCTACTCTTAAAACATTAGCAGGTATTGTTATTACATAAATGTCATGCAATTGATCTGAACTCGAATCAAGGTTTCCTGTTGTGACAGTATCACCAACAAGTCTTGGTATGATAGTACCGCTTGTATCACCTCTTTTTAAAACTGTTATGTGTATCTTTTCACCTTCAACACCGTTTATGTCTGCTCGTATAATGTCGTTAGTTGAATTTTCAGCAAAGTAGTTACCCCAACCTAAGTACGTAAAACCTGAACCGCTTATTGTAAACCCACCTTCTTCAATTAGTGGTCCACTTATAACACCTTGCTCTGTATAACCACCTAAACCAACAGCGTTAAAAACTTCTACCCACGACCCGCCAGATCTAAGGCTGATACCACTTCTAGTACCTGCATAGTTTACGTTTTCATAAACGGCGCTTTGTTCTTCATTATCATATCTGTGTGCAAAATCTTCTGACTGTTCAAGTTTACCTGTCAAATAGTAGTCGGGTGTTTCTGTTACACTATTTCTCAAAGCAATTATAGGCCACTTCCATTCTAAGGTTGCTTTGCCAGACGTAGGGTGATCTACCGAAATTAGATCGTATACGTTAGCCGCGTAAACTTCTGTGATTACTTCTCTTATAAAGGTGTCGTACACAACACCGTCAAAATCGCTTGTAGGCGTGTAGTTCACAGTAAACGAACTATTAGTAGCTTTGACTAACCAAACATCACCATCGTTCATTACGGTACTGTAGTCGCGTGTTGCGTTAGGTATTGTAATTGAACCTGCCGTAGCGTTTTTTGTGTTACAACTTATCTGGATTACTTTACCAACTGAGGTTGCAACAGCAACACTTAAAGGTGCAGTCTGACCAGGTGTGTGTGTATACTCGGACCCGTCTTTTACCCAATTAGTACCTGACAAAGAATCGGTTTGAGCGAGTTTGGCACTTACTTGTTCAGAACCTTTTACAAGAACATTGATATAGCTAATTTCAGCCGGTACCACTCTTGACAATGTTGTTATTCTAAAATCTACTCTTGTACCACTACCTGGATCTACAACAAAACCAACGGCGTTTGAAGGTACCGTAAACCTGTTAACTGCAGTCGTATCACTTCCAATATTCTTCTGATAATTTTGACCTACAACATCGTTATTGGAGTCTACGAAACTAAAGTTTATTTCCCCATCTAAAGTACCGCCAAGACTACTTTCCCTCATTTCTAATGTAAATTCGTAAACGTCACCTTCATCAACATCAAGAAGTGCTATTCTAGTAAAAGGAAACTCACTGTAATTAGTTGAGTACCAACCGTCACCTTGATCTACCCATCTACCCCCACCATTAGGATTATATCCTGTTAATGAGTTGTCCCAACCGTCTATCCAAATAGAAGTGCCAAGTGTTGAATCTTCTTCTGTGTAAGGTATTTGCAGAGTTTCACTTTGTCCAATATCCAAGTAATCATACATACCGTTTAAACCAACATGCAAACTGTATTCACTTGTTATGGTTACTGATACACCGTCTACGTTGAAAGTGTTTCCGTCAGTATAGGTTTCACCTCCTAATAACAATATGTTTGTTGGTGCAAAGTCACTGCCTATTTTCATGCTTTCATTGGCAAACATTTCAACAGTACCGTCCGATATTCTACCAAAGTACGCACTGTATTCAGGTGGGAAGTCATTGGGCGTTACACCTACCATACATTTTTGACCACGGGCAGCACCTATTAAAAAATCTACTTCACCATCAACAACAGTCTGAACCGATGACTCGTACAATGTATTTGTGTCCCAATCTGTAACGACAAACCTATAAACACCGTTTGGTATGTTTGTGTTAGACACAATGATTGATGACTCATGTTTTTTACTTGGCATTATCTTTTACCTTTATTTCTTCTACCACGTTGTCCTAACTCATACAGTGCAGTATCTAAGTCTTTACCTTGATCCATTGTCATGTTAATAGTGACAAGTTCTATATCGTATCTGTGATGACCTTTACCACGTTTCTTACGTCTTAACGCTAAAGTATCAATTACAAACTGGTTTCGGTTTTCGGTTAGTGAAAATTCAGCCCACGGATGATCGCTTATGTTATACATTATCTTTTACCTTTATTTCTTCTACCACGTTGACCTGACTCATACAGTGCAGTATCTAAGTCTTTACCACCTCGACTTTTTAACTTCCGTATCATAGCCCTAGTTATTTGTTCTGCAGATGCGTTATCGCCACCAGTAATATAAAAGTTGTCACCACCTTTACCGCCATTCATCATGTTTGCTGTTTCTTCACGGCTAGTAACACGACTACCACCTTGACCACCTTTAACCATAACCCCGTTTACTAGCTCGTTACCATATTCTGAAACGATACCAAACATATCTTGAGGAATGACACCGCCTTTATCGAACGTACCTGCAAAAGCTGCAGCTATACCACCAATAACGGCGGCGAACGGTTGTGTTTCCGATAGTGCTTTACCCATAGCAGCAGGGGCTAACCCAGGTCCATATATAGGTATTGCAGCAGTTGAAGTATATGCGTTTAGACCAGCTTGTAATGAAGCCTGTTGAGCATTTAAAGTCATAGCGGCAGCAGCAGGTACAGCAGCAGTTTTATCTAAGAGTTTTCGTAACGTCCATAATAATAATTCTTGCGCGGCCCACTCACCAAAGAAAGAAAGTAAACCTTTGGTAGCACCTACAAATATATTTTTCAATCCATCACCAAGGTTGTCAGACTCCAATATTGCACCAGAAAACGCTTGACCAAAAGACTTAGTAAAGTTGGTTAGACTAGCTTCAACGACTTCATCAAATGTTTGCAGTTGATCCTCTACTGCTATCATGTATCGTTCTATACCTGTTGCTTGTATTCTACGCTTATTTTTTTCGTACTCTTCATCTAATGCGGTTAAATCTTTACCATGCTTTTTCAACATGCTGCGTTCTGCAGTATACTTCATGGCAAGTCTTGTTAGATTTTCACCATCCAAACGTTCTTCAATTGCTGCCACTTCATTTATTTGATTCTCATATTCTTTTAGTAAACCTGCCAACTCTTTATTAGCAACAGCTTTTTCTTTTGCTAGTTTAGCAGCAGCTTTAGCGGCATCAGCATCAGCTTTTGTTTGTGCTTGTGTAGCTTCAAGTTGACGTTCGGCGAGGATTAATGTTTCATAATCATTAGCAATGTCAATCATTTGTTGATAGCTTGCTCTCCGTTCTACTGCTAATTTTAGTTTTAGGGCACGTTCTGTTTCTAGCAGTTGAGACTTTGACTTACCGAGAGCATCAACTTGATCCTTTAATGAATCTACTAGTTTTTTATTTGATTCTGTCCAATCGTTTAACTTGTCTGATCCTACATCACCAACGGTTTCACCGTACTCTTTGATTGCAACGTTTGAATCTTTGATTATTCTTAGTTGTGATTCTCTTGACTCTTTTTCTGAACGTAAATCTACAATAGCATCTTTCGTTCTTTTTTCGGCTTCAGCTAAAAGTCTATTATGAAGTTTTCTCATAGCAGAATCTTTACTTAGACTTTCAGTTGTTCTTCTTTGTATAGCCTCCTTGTTTTTTTCAGTTTCTACATTTTCCTTTGCTGATTTTATCCGTTTATCAATCGCTTTTATTTCTTTGTTTGCTACTTCAATTGCTTTGTTTCTACCGTCTGTTAAAACTTGAGCTTGCAGGGCGGTTAAACCCGTTTCTTTTTTAAGCCTTTCTAGTTCTTCTCTTAACTCTTTTACTTTTTCGCCAGAGTCAACCAAAGAAGGTACTAAGACATTTAACAGCATTGCGCCGATAGCGATACCAGCACCAATCAAGGCACCCTTGGGTCCAAAACCACCCGCTAACTGTGAACCCTGTTGTCCTAGTATGACAAACGCCGCGGTACCCATCTGAGCCTGAACTGCAATATCCTGTAGCTGGAAACCAACGTTTGACATTTGACCACGTAACCCCCGCATAGATCCTTGGGTCTTAGTCATTTCTTTACGTTGCAATTGGAAGGCTGTTACAAGTTCACGAACTTTATTCTTCTGAGCGTCTGTAGCACTGGCACCCAAACGCATTTGAGCGTTCAAGATCTCTATCTCTTCTGAGCCGAGTTTAGCACCTTGAGCAAGTTGTTTATATTGGTTACTTACTGCTCTAAATGCTTTTTCTGATCTTATACTTTCACGATTTAAACGTTTCATTTCTGCTTGAGCAGATTTAGTATTATCGACAACAGCTTTTACAGATACCCCGTATTTACCCGTCATTGTCTTGGCAAGACGATCCATGTCAGAGTTTGTACCATCAGCAGCGTCACCCATACCGAGCATGGTTAGACTCATTGTTTTAGCACCTTTAACAGCACCATCGACATTCATCTTGACAGTATAAACTAGGGTTTTTAATTGATCAGACATTATCGCAATACCTCTTTTAGATCGCTAATTGATTGTACAACGCTAACAGTAGATTTGCGATACTTTATAATTGGTTTATCTTTATTCTGGTCAATAGAGAAGAAAGCAGCCCACCATTCTAACTCTGATTCGGGCCACTCTTCTATCTCAAATACGGGTCTTAATGTTTTCATTGCAATCTGTTTTACAAGAAGTAATACGGGACTGCTTAATATTTCTTTTTTTTTGCTTTCAAGCCTGGTGCCGGTGGGTTTATTTCACCAAACGATTTTGCAAGTATTGAGTAAATGTCGTCAAACATATCATCAAACAACTTATCTACTGCATCATCGTCTGAACCATCCACAGGTGCAGGGTAAAGCAAGACACCATCTTCACCGCAAAGTACTGTAACTAAGCTAGACGCAAACAACCTCTGATTCTTAATCGAATCTATAAGTTCTTTTGAAAGCTCTTTATCATACAGTTGAAAACGTCTGTTACTTGCTGCAACGTTCATTCTCTTTATGATGTAGATTAGCGGCTTTTGTTTAGCATCTTCATCCTGTATTTCAATCCTTAATTCCTTCATAAATTACCTTATGCGGTAGCTGGATCTGTGAAGTCAACTATTGAGTTTTGTTTACCAGGTACAGTGAACATCATAAACTCTTCACCGCTAGGATCATCAATTTCATAACCGAGTGACTTGAATAAGAATGTACCAATTGTGCCGGTACCTGCAGCATCGGCATCAGGTTTGTCGGGAAACTCTACTTTTATTAGCATTTCTTTTTCAGCTTTACATGCAGTTATAAACGCTTTTTGCTCAGTAGAAGAACTAAACAGTTGACCTTTTACCGATTTATCTGGCGCATCACGCAGACCAGAACCGTACTTAACTTGTCGATCAGCTAAAGTAGTTTTTGCTTTTGCTTCACTAGTTATACCTAACGCACCAACAGATATAACCCCTGGGATCGGTGTGTAAGTTGGGGTTTCTATATCTAAGCTAAAGCTAACGATTGTACCAGCGGCTAATATTGCTTCAAGTGACATGATTTATACCTCGTATGTTTGAATGTTAACAGTGGTCGATCTAAAGGGTTGATCTTTCACTTTTGTACCAATGCTACCAACTGTAACAAATATACGCTGGTAATCACTATTAGATGAATTATGTAACGTTTCTAGCTGATTTACAAGCATTTCAATATCAGCGTCATCTACTGTTACTATTTTCAATTCCCACCTATCTGACTTACCTGTTTTACTACCGTCTAACAGCGTAGTGAAATTATGATTCAAATGCTTGTAACTGACTGCAGGTAATGTTGCATTTTCAGGCACATTATCTAAGTAAGCATTAACAGGTCTTAACGCTAACAAAAGTCTTTGTAAAGCTATTAATTTCACGGTTAACCAACCTTATTTAATTGTTCAATAATTATGTCAGTAATACTTGCTGCATTTGATGACCACGCATTGTCTAAGAATGGTTTAGGTGAAATACCAGGGTGCATCGGTTCTCTGTCTTGACCTTTTGAATCCCTAGCTCTTGACCTAAATGTTTCTCGCGTAGCGGTCCTAGAACCAGATGATAGTGAGTGTTTCTGTACACCACCCTGTAGCCAGAAAGCGACCAATGGTGAGGGTTTATATTGGTTAGCAATATTAACGCCAGGCATGTTAGTAAATACACCTACACTACCAGCCGGTTGACCGTCTTTGCCAATTACTGCAGTAGAAGAAATTAGATTTATTAATTTGTCGTTTGAATAGTTCATAGTCAACATAGACCGAGCGTTAGACTTAGCTGCAACTTCAACTTGAGCCATTGATTGCTTTATTGCCAACCTACCAAGTTCAGCAACATCATTCTCAAACGCATTTAGTTGTGAGTTTATTTCTTCCATGCCTTGAATTGTTATGCTTACAGCCATTAGAACTCCCTACTACCGGTTATGATCATGTCTTTTTCTTTGTCATCCGGTTTAACCATATCCACATTGTAGGTACCATCTTTCCACTCAAACAAATTGTTTTGACTGACTCTTTTATCAAAATTACACAACACGCTAATGTATTCACTAGTTATTGCAAATCCAGCTTTTATGATCTCAGTACCACTAATTATTTGAACATTACATCTTAGCTTAAATACTTTTTCAGGTGGTTTTTGTTTACCAAACTGATCTAACTCTTTTGGTATAGCTAGAATATAAGCGACATGTCTTTTTCTACCTGCTTGCATTAGTTTAATATCCTCAGTGCATTAAACATAACAGTTGTCATTTTAACGTCCACATGACTCTCTCTTACGTTATAAAGATCAGCGACAATAATCTTACAAGCATGTTTTACTATCTCAGGTGGTGTCACGTAGCCAGCAATATAAGTCACTATAACAGGATCAGCATCCTTGGGTATTTTACTGATAGTCATTCGCTCAGAAAAGCTGTTAAAAGAGTGAGTGATAACAGTTTCACCTGATAATACTGTTTCAATACTTTGAATTGGGTTGTAAGGCAAGAAGAAACTTGAAGCCACTGGATCGACTTGTATTTTTATTCTGCAACTACTGTAAAGACGTTTTGTATATTTCTCTGCAATATCACTAGCAGCTAAAATTAATGACTCAATATAACTATCATCATCGTAAAAATCGACAATGTTTAGATGGTCTTTTGCTTCATCAACTGTTATGACGGTAAGCGGGTTTATCCTATCTACTATTTTACTAAACATTGTAAATCTTCCAATAAAAAAGGGGCAACTGTTTTACCAGTACCCCTTATAATTAACTAATAAACTTATTACGCAGGGCCAGCGGTAGTCGCAGCACCTATGATAATAGCATCATTTTTACCAACGATCTCGTAAAATTCTTTGTCGATTTTCATTACTGTACAACCATCTACAGAATAAGGATCTGGTAAGAACTTATCAATGGCACCTGGTGACATAAAGAATGCTTCATTGATTTTACCAAAAATCAAAAATGGTGCATTGGCAACCGTATAATTAGGCATGTCATCATCAAGTACAATTGGATACCCAAGTAAAGATAATGTCTCACCCATATAACCTGCAGCAAAGATAGGACGGTCATCAGCATCACGAACCTTCATAATACGGTTCATAAACTTACGATTAAACTCCCACTTAGCGCCATTAAGATACTTACTTGGTAACGCTGTTGTGAAGTCAATCAACCAATCAACTAACTCTTTGTCTGTTGCTGGTACATCACCTGAAACACCAGTACCAATGACAGGGTAAAAGTCTAGATCACGCGAACCGTTACCAAACGTAGGTTTAAATGATTCACCCGTACCGTTTGTAATGTTAATACGATTACTAGATAGTATTCCGCGCATGGCCTTTGAACTACCATCACCAAACAATATTTGTAAACCAATGTAACGGCCCATTTCTTCGTCAAGTAATCGCATTAACTGACCATACAAGTCTAAGTCACTACCCATCATTGCTTCATCTGTAATACGTGGTTTAGCATTAAGTTTGGCAATGTGATTTAACACTTCACCATACGCTTGAACATCAGTTTCGGCAATATCTGTTCCAGCGACACTTTCCAACCCTTTTTGCACAGAAGGAAATGAAATTAACACTTCTTCACGCAATACTCGCGGCATATTACGTACACCAACTTGACCTACAATTGGGTAAGACTCACGCGCACGTTCTATGATTGCAGCCGATAAAACTTCATCAACTGATTCCAAGCCGAAACTAGTTTCAGTCAAGTTTAGTGCATTTTTAACACCATCAACCATGTGGATTCTAAATTCTTCAACAGATTTAGTTTTATCGATAGTACCATTACGCATGAACGAACCAAGTGACTTTTGAATAGCAACATCCATATCACCTTTGGTCAACTTCGTACCAGGAATACGTTGTGACTTAATCTTTAAATTAAGATCAGCAACAACATTCTTCATTTCATCCATAGCTTCAGCATGAGTAGTAGCTTGCGTAGCAAACTGTGTGGCAATTTCTTCACCTTTGGTTTCAGCATCGGTTTGTTTGGCAAGTAGTAAGGTGTATTTTGCTTGCGTAGCATCAAGGTTTTCTTGTGCTTTTAGTAGCAAGGCTTTTAATTCTTCGTCCATGATGGACTCCTATTAAATAAAGTTAAGTTATGATTTCGAATCATCGTTATCCCAACAATGTTTAATAGTGTCCCACTATTATTTGAACAAAGTATATCTTTGTAATTCAGCTAGGTCAAATTTTGCTTTTTCAGTTTTAGGTTTGTAAGCACTGCAAATAGCCATTGCCTGTTTTCTACTCATACCACCATCACGCAATAATCTTTCTATTTCACGTACAGACGGTAATATACCTTCTGCCATTTGTGACTTTATAGAAACCATAACGGAATCTTCGTTACATGCGAAGTTTACAAACGAAACTTCTTTTACATGGACCGATTTTAAATAATTTACGTTTTTCTTAGCATCATACATTTCATCAAGTACGTTATAACCCATACTGAGCATTTTTATATCACCGCGTTCGGCTAATATCTCAATATCTTTACCCATTGTGGTAGGTGCAAAATCACCCTCAATTAAAAACCCTTTTGAATCTTCTTCAAAGGTGTCGATACCACCAATCGGTAAACTATCGTGCTTGTGACCCCAAAACAGAATAGGTGCGGTGCCTTTTTGTTTATGGATCTTTATCGACTCAGCATAACAACCATCAAGGGCTACATCCCCTGCTAGATCCTCAACATTTTTGACGTTACCATAAGCGGTAAACTTTCTGGTACCACTGACCGTTTTGATTTGGCAATCCATGTTTAATTTATTCATTTGGTACATCCTCTGGCTTTGGTTCAGGATCACTAGGTTCGTCTTGTTTGTTACCTTGTTGAGCAAGTAATCGATTTTGTTCTTGCAACTTCTCTATATCTGTTAGTCTACCAAACGTAAAGTTGTTTGTATCTATTGCGTGAACATCATCACCTTCAATTCTATCACGACCTAAATCTTCACGCATTTCACCCATGCTAATAGCACCGGTTGAGAACTCTTTTGATAATGCTTCAACTTGAGATAATCTATCACCGCGAGCATATTTCGTAACGTCCATAGACCACTTAAACTTGCCGTCAGCGACAATATTCATTGCAGCTTCAAGTTTGGTTATCAACGGTATTAAAGAGTCTCTAAGGTACGCTCTGTTGTTATCTTCGAGGGTTGTGTACTTAGCGGCTTCAAGTACACCTACTCTATGGGGTGGTACGCGAAATATAGCGCAAATACCTACTTTGCTGAATACTCTCTGTTCGATCAACTCACTGTCTGCAGGAGATAAACCAATACCTAAATACTTTGTTCCGTTTTCTAACAGTGGTGTATTACCTGCATTTTTTGCACCACCGAAACTTTCTTTCCATTGGCCACGCAACCTCTCAACGCTACTTTCTTCTTTAAATACTGAATCTGTGTAGAGTATTCCCCTTGGCATGGCAGAGTTTTGCATCAACGAACCAAGATAAGTTTCTTGCGCTAGACCTACACCTAATGACATTGCATTTGTAGTTATTGGTGATAATCCCTTCAAACCATTTAAACTATTTAGTTTAATGTGAATTATATCATCATCGGCAAACATCATACCTGGTCTACCGTCATTAGTTACGTATGTGTGATAAACATCACCGTTCTGGTTAAACTCAGTTATTACATTTCTTTGATACCGAAAAGGAATTATCTCAGCGACATTACCAAACTGATTGCGAATAGGTAGTGCATAAAAATTACCTAAAGTCTCCATCGAAGTTACATAAAATTCAACAAAGTCTTGCATAGTCATATAATCGTTTGGTTTTACTGCAAATATTTTATGTTCACGCTTGTTTTCGTCAATCCTTACACCATTGCGTTTTAATACGACAGGTATTTGTCCGATTGATTCTGACTTATCACGTATGCAAGAATAAACAACATCATACCCCATCGCACGATCAACAGTGACATTTTCACCAGCAAACGTTTTAGGTCTTATGAGATCCGCAAACTGTTCTTCAAATGCTTTTGACTTTTCCACTTGGTTTGTCAAATCTTTAATCTGCGATTGCAATGCTGTTTTTTCACTTCGCAGCCAATTTGGTATTAGACGCATATCAAACCCCGTTTATCGTATGGATTTTCGTCAACAGGTTTTTGCAATGTAGCGCATGACAATGCAATTATTGTCGCAATTATTGGATCGATTTTATCAGTTTTTGCCGAATCTTTCACGATCTTCATGTTGTTCTGGTCAGTTATTTTTGACATTGCACACTGGGCCGCAAACTCAAATAAAAAGTCATTATAGCGGAAGGTTGACTCTTTAATCAATCCCTCTAATTTTTTAGCCGGTTCTGACATATTTCCTGTACCTTGTGACACTGCAACGACAGGGTATTGTTTATCCTCCCATTCAATTGCTAACTCAGACATATGCCACGGATCGTAACCTATCATTTCAACATCAAAGTTCGTTATGGCCCATTCTACGATACTATCAATATGACGATTTAATATAGTGGCACTATCAACCAATTGTAAGTTACCATTTTCTATCGCTTTCATGTATGTTTTCTTTAACAAGTCAGTGGATTTTTCGACTGTTGCTCTTGGTAGCAAGTTTATGTAGAAACAATCGACACCACCTTCTTTTGTTTCTGAACCATCACTAGCAGTAAATAAATCATTAGGGAACATCATGCACATGGATGTTAAATCATCGTTCTTTGACCTATCGATACCAACGTAACACTTTCTACCAGCATAATCTGAATAAGTCTTATCAAACTTGCATTTATAAACTTCATCCATTTCTAACCATTTATCATAGCCAGAAACAAATATGTTCAAGTGTTTGGTCAGGAAGTTTATCTTTTGCTCACTAGACATGCCTGATTCTAATGATTGTTCGTGCATGTAGGTTAATCTGGGTTGATAACCTAAGCCGGGGTTGGCTTTGTACCAAACTTTCTCTTTTTGCCAATCTTTCTTATCATCTGTGTCAATTTCATATATGGCATAAAAATAAGAATCTTGCTCAAGACCTAATTCAAGTACTTGTTTACCATTACTATTTAAAGTCGTACAAAGACCGTCTAATATTGTCCCTGCAGTGGTGATGGTTAACATCAACCCTTCATCTTGGGCGCCGAAAGCAGACACCATTACATCATATAAGTTTCGCTTTTTAATTGCATGGCATTCGTCTAAATTTACCATCGTAGGATTTAGCCCGTCTAAACTGTCACTGTCGCTGGCTAAAGGTTTGAAGTACCCTTCCTTAGCTGGCATTAATATGTCGTTGGTTCTAGCTAAGAATTGTTGTTTTAAACGCGGAGATAGTTTAACCATCGTATGTGCTGCAGACCATAATTCTTTTGCCTGGTCCTTCTTCGTAGCGACACTATACGTCCTTGGTTTGAACGGTGCCTTATACATCATGTAAAGAGTTAACCCACCGGCTAATGTTGACTTACCATTTTTACGGCCGACTTGTACATAAGCTGATTTATACTTCCTAAATCCGGTTGCAGTGTTCTTCCAAGCCATAAGGCAGCACACAACCCATATTTGCCATGGTAACAGTATGGTTGGTTTACCTACATTGACACCATCGGTAATAGGCACGAATTTGAACCATTTAACAACCGACTTCGCAGAAACAATGTCGAAGTGAACATCATTTCGTTCTAAGTCATCTAAGTGACGCTTACAAGCAAGTCGAATCCATTTACCGGCTATTATTGCACCATTGACAACATCGTGTGCATACCGGTGGCACCATCTATAGTCTTGATCCCCTACTACGAGATCAGGATAGGCATATTGACTTATTGTTTTAGCTGCCATTTATGAACTTACCAATTGACAACCGAACTTGAATAAAAAGTAAACCAACAATGAGACTAACAAAACATATAATACGTCTGTGTTTATGCTTATGGCTTTTATGTTTTGATTTTCTGGCCCTATTGGTTTCGGTGGGTTAGAGTTAATTATCCTTTGTCCTGGTCCGTTAGGTGCAGCAGGTATTTTACCGCGAGTATTAACACGTGATTTTCTGTTTCTACTATGAAACTTATCTGTTCTTTCTAACCTTGATCTTTTCATAATTATATCTCTTCAAATCCATCATCCTGTTTGCCCATTGGACCACTTGGGTCAAGTATCCTACTACGACTTGCAGGTGTCATATTAAATTCTTTAAGATAGAACCTTACGGCAGTTTGAGCATCTTTTAATACATCTAATGCAGGGTTTCTCTTTGAGATCATTTTACGATCACCTTTGTACTCCATGTTCAGACCGTCATTGAATATAGAAAGGTTGCATTCGTCAATGAGCGCAAGATTAATAGCAAGTATTCCCAAACCATATAAATCAACACTTTTTAATATGGTGCCGTTACAAACTATTGTTTCATACATTTCTTGATAATAATCTATTTGTTTTTTAGTTCTAACAAAATTTGGATAACCATCCTTTACACTCAGTTTCGTTCTGTCTACAATAAGAACCTCAGAACTTTGTGCTGTTTCATCCTCAAATTGCCGTATTTTGTTCTTTTCTACCTGTTTAGCACGAGTAGCAGGTAAGCCAGGTAGTTTCATATCATTCTCCATGATTTTCTTGCATTCTGTGTGTTTTTACCTAATCATATACTCTAACCTTATATTTGCAATAGCCACTATGTCTATAAAACCTATTTTGTGTTTTACCCTAATAAGCCAATTTACGTGAACGAAAG